TCATTGTCGAGAGAAAAGGCAAAAACGCAGATCTGAAAGTCACTGATCCGACTGGTAAAAAGTCAGGTCAGCAGCTGCTTAATTCACTGATTGGTGAGCTGGCACTGAATGTGCCCAAGTTCCTGGAATCTTCTGACAAAGAAAAGGCAGAAATTTTACTAAAAATCATTGGCGTGGAAAAGGAACTGAAACAGCTGGAACAGGAAGAACAGCGGCTTTATCAAGAAAGACTGTATACAGGCAGAGATGCCGAGCAGAAGGCAAAGTATGCAGACGAGCTTCCATTTTATCCAGGTGTGCCTGATGTACCAGTATCTGCAGCTGAACTAATCCAGCAACAGCAGGATATACTGGTCCGTAACGCTGAGAAGAAGCGCTGGAAAGACCAGCTCAGTAACCTCAAAGAGACCAAGCAGATGAAAGAAACTAAGTTGATTGATTTAGAAGAATCGTTGGCAAAGGTAAGAAGCGAGTTGAAAGATCTTGATTTGAGAATTGCTGCAGGTGAAAAAGCATGTGATGACTGGGAAGAGGAAAGCACTGCTGAAATTGAAGAGAACCTTGAACAAATTGAGGTAGTCAATGCGAAGATCAGAAGCAACCTCAATAAAGAAAAAGCTGCAGCAGATGCTGATCTGCTCAAGGAAAAGTACAAGCAGCTGACCAATGAAATCGAGCAGTTACGTGAAGAACGTATGAGCTTGCTGCAATCAGCCAATTTGCCTTTACCAGAGTTATCAGTAGAAGATGGCAAGCTTACTTACAAAAATAAGGCATGGGACTGCATGTCTGGCTCTGATCAACTTAAAGTTGCAACAGCAATCGTGCGTAAGCTGAATCCAGAGTGTGGTTTCGTGCTCTTGGACAAGCTTGAACAGATGGACTTAGAAACACTCAATGAGTTTGGTGAATGGCTTGAAAAAGAAGGATTGCAGGCCATTGCAACCAGAGTTTCTACAGGTGGTGAATGCAGCATTATTATTTCTGATGGCGAGGTACAAAATTTTGTAGCTAATGTTCCACAGTATCAATGGACAGGAGGTGGATTCTGATGCAGCTGCCTATTTCAATCGGTCCGATAGATTCTGCATACAAAGTTGTCATTTACGGCGTTGAAGGTATTGGTAAAACCACGCTTGCGAGCAAATTTCCAAAGCCACTCTTTATTGACACAGAAGGAAGCACACAGCATTACAACGTAGCTCGTATTGATCCGGCTCCGAAATCGTGGTCAGCACTGATGCAGACCATTACAGAAATAAAGCAAAATCCTGGGCGTTACTGTAAAACACTTGTGATTGATACCGCTGACTGGGCGGAACGAATGTGCGTTAGACACATTTGTGAGGCTCATGGAAAAGAAAACATTGAGCAGTTTGGCTATGGCTCTGGATGGACAATCCTGGCAGACGAGTTTGGCAAACTACTGAATCTTTTGACAGATGTCAAAGAAACCGGCACACACGTTGTAGTAGTTGCTCATGCGCAGATCCGAAAGTTTGAACTGCCAAATGAATTTGGAAGCTATGACAAATATGAGCTGAAATTGGGCAAAAAAACTTCGTCATATACTGCTCCAATGCTAAAGGAGTGGGCTGACATGGTCCTCTTCTGTAATTACAAAACAATGGTCGTACAGACAGACAAAGACGGTAAGAAACATAAAGCACAAGGTGGTAAACGTGTTATGTACACTACTCATAACTCATGCTGGGATGCTAAAAACCGTGATGATCTGCCTGATGAGCTGCCACTGGATTATGCAGCGATTGCACATCTTTTTACAGATGATGAACAAGCAGAACAGCCAGCTATACCTGAATCAGCTGAAACTGCTATCCCAGAGCAGCCGGCATTAGTTGACGAAACACCAGATATTTCTGCCGGCCAGCAAATCACTGATTACTCTGCAGATGTGTACCAGGCCCTGGATCCAAGGCTTTTACAGTTGATGGAAAGCTCTGGTGTCAGCGAAAAAGATATCCGAGAAGCTGGAGCCAAAAAGGGATTTTTCCCAGTCGAGATGCCTATAAATAAATATCCACAACAGTATGTTGAACAGGTGCTTATTGCAGGGTGGGATAATCTGCTGAAGTTTATCCAGTCAGAAATTTGGAAATTGCCGTTTTAAGTTGTTTTAAGTTTAGGAGGAAATAAAATGAATGGTTATCAGCAACCTTATGATGACGTACTGTCTTGGGATGGCGGGTATTATACGCCAGGAGAAAATTACATTGTTTTAAAACCAGGTATTTACAATTTCACGGTTCAAAAAGTCGAACGAGCCCGTAATGAAGGAAATCAGCAGTATCACATACCGCCATGCCCTCAGGCAGTTGTCGTCTTGAGCATTATGTACGAAGGCCAGCAGGTGGAAATCAAAGACCGAATCAATCTGCTGAAAAAGAACATGGGCCGTATTGGAAGACTTTTCGAAAGCGTAGGCAGTCCAAAAAATGAGCATGGAGATGTACAGGTAAATTGGAACCTTTTACCAGGATGCTCTGGCAAATGTGAAGTATCAAATACCACTGGTAACAATGGTGCTGTTTTTAACAATGTGAAACGCTATCTGCCATTTGATCAGCAGCAACAGCCAGCTCAAACTCCACAGCGTAATGGCTGGACGGCCGGCGGCGGATTCTAATGGCTGGGCTTTCGCTTCGCCCGTATCAGCTAGAATCGGTTGAGGCAGTCGAAAGAGAATGGTCAGAAGGCAAGCAGAAAACTCTGCTTGTCTTACCGACCGGCACAGGAAAAACCATCTGCATGGCTGCAATATCAAAAAATGCAGTACTAAGAGGTGAGCGAGTACTTTTACTTGCCCACAGAGAAGAACTGCTAACCCAGGCTTCGGATAAAATCATGAGCACGACTGGACTTGGCACAAGTTTAGAAAAAGCCGAGTCTACATGCATTGGCAGCTGGTTTCAAATTGTAGTTGGATCAGTACAAACGCTTCAATCACGAAAGAGGCTGGAGCGTTTCACGCCAGATTACTTTTCAACGATTTTGATTGATGAAGCACATCACGCTGTAAGCAATTCTTATCAGGCAATTTTGGATTACTTTTCCAACGCAAAAGTACTAGGAGTCACTGCTACTGCAGACCGTGGAGACAAGCAGAATTTAGGTAAGGTATTTGATTCATTGGCCTATGAGTACACGCTGCCAGAAGCCATTAAAGACGGATATCTTGTGCCAATCAAAGCACAGACGATACCGCTTGAGATTGACCTGACACATGTTTCCATCTCTGCCGGTGATTTCAAAGCTGCTGATGTAGGCAGTGCTCTTGATCCATATCTCGAGCTCATTGCAGATGAGATGGTCAAAAGATGCCAAAACCGTAAAACAGTAGTATTCCTTCCATTGATTGCTACGAGCCAAAAATTTTGCGCAATTTTAAACTCGAAGGGATTTAGAGCTACTGAAGTAAATGGAACGAGTGAAGACAGATCTGATATAATCGAGGCCTTTTCTAGAGGAGATTACAATGTTATCTGCAATTCAATGCTATTGACTGAGGGGTGGGATTGCCCATCTGTAGACTGTGTAATTGTTTTGCGAGCCACAAAATCCAGGGGTCTTTACTGCCAGATGGTAGGACGTGGAACACGCTTATCTCCTGAAACAGGAAAGAAGAATTTACTATTACTGGATTTTCTCTGGAACGTTGAACGTCACGAACTTTGCAGACCAGCTCATCTGATTTCAGATTCTCCTGAAGTACAGGAAAAAATGACTGAGAAATTGGAGGAGCTGGCAAGAGAAGACAGTGATGAAGAAGTAGATTTAGAGCTGCTTGAGAAAGAAGCATCTCTTGATGTTATCCAGGAACGTGAGGAAAGACTTGCAGAAGAGCTGAGATTACAGCGTGCTAAGAAGGCAAAGCTAGTAGATCCGCTGCAATATGAGATGTCTATTGAAGATGAGGCACTTGCAAACTACGTGCCAGCGTTTGGCTGGGAGTCAGGTCCTATGACAGAAAAGCAGATTGATCTGCTAGAAAAAGCCGGCATCAACTCTGATTCTGTTGGATGTGCTGGCAAAGCAAGTTTACTTTTAAACCGAATCGAGAAACGCAGAGATCTTGGCTTATCGACTCCTAAGCAGATACGTCTGCTTGAACGATATGGCTTTATGTATGTGGGCCAGTGGACCAAAGCCGAATCATCAGACATGATCAGCCGTATATCCGAGAATCGCTGGCGAGTGCCAAAAAAAGTAAATCCATCAGAATATAGGCCGCAGTCGCTTACAAACCAGCAAGAGGTTGATGATTATGATTGGTAACATCAATGAATTGCTGGCTGCGATTGATCCAGGCAAATGCTCCTATCAGGAATGGGTGGATGTGGGCATGGCACTCAAACACGAAGGTCACAGTGCCTATGAATGGGACGCCTGGTCCAGTAGAGACCCTGCCAGGCACCATGCCGGTGAATGCTACTCGAAATGGGAATCATTTAAAGAAGATTCAGGCGCTCCGGTCACTGGTGGAACGTTGATTCACATGGCATACGAACACGGTTATATGCCAGAGCGTAGAGCTGCAGATGCCAATGAGCCACTGTCCTGGGAGCAGATGTATATACCTGTACAGCTATGTGATGCTGAATATTTGGAAACAGATATATCAGATATCACTCCTCTGTATCCATCCTATGATCCTGTTAAAGAAATCATTCGATATTTGCGTGAGGTTTTCGAACCAGAGGATATCGTTGGCTACAACCTTGATGCAATGCAGGACGAAGAAGGGAAATGGAAACCAAGTCGCAAAGGAAGTTATACCAGGACGGCTGGTGA